GTCAACAGGTTTTGTTGAGACAATTCCGTCTTTATTTACTTCGTATTTATACGACCTAAATTCTTTAATTAAATTTGTGCTGTTTTTATCTACGAATAATTTGTATCGTCTTAATATGTCAATTCCTATATTAATACTGTCTCGCCCTTTTGATGCAGGTTTAATATTCCAACCAAATCTGTGTATTTCAGCAATTGATTTAGGTTCTGAATTGTCAGCATATATTGACGTATTCCTGTCTATATTTAATTCTGTGAATCTTTTTGCTAGAGCGTCATTTGTTAATTTACGCTCATAAATAAGCTCTTTAAAAAACAATTTGTCATCTTTTTTTAATACTTGAACAAACGCGCTCGGATCTACTGCATACCCAAAATCCAAACCATATCCAATGTGTTCTCCCTCAAATTTTTCTACAATTTGAATATTAGGAAAAATTATGCTTTGACTTACTCCACGTTCACCCAATCCATATATATTCCAATAATTAATGTCTGTTTCTTTTAAACGTTCTATTTCGTCAATAAGTTCTTGTTCTAGAAACGGATTATCTTTGTATGTTGATTTAATAAAAGTGCAATCGTCTCGCGATAATATTTTATCATATATCCAATGAAACTCGTCTGACGGATTAAAGTCCATATATATTTTTTCTGTGGTCCTTATTAAGAGCTGAAAAAAATCTTCATATGACAGCTCATTGCATTCATTGACAAAAAGAACATGTCGCTTTGAACCTCGCTTTTTTTGTGGCTGGTCTAATGAAACAAATTCGACAATATTAGAGCCAAATTTAAAGACTTGTTCGCTTTTATTATGATTCTGTTCATTATATAGCTGATAATCGTTTAAAAGGCTTATAAAGTCCCTTAAAACAGATTGTCGCAAACTAGGAAATGATTTCCTAACTATTGTGAAAACTTTATTCTGACTTTTTAGAGCTTGAACAATAATTAATTGCAATAATGCTATTGTTTTTCCGCTCCTTGTTCCTCCTTGATTTACAACAATTTTTGTTGTTGCATTAAGGTTGTCAGCTAGTATTCTCGTCGCTTTTAGATTTAACGATTTCAATTTCTATTTTATTTATTTGATTATCTCCACTTGACAAATCAAGTTGTTGTTTTTCTACATATCCCCTGTGTTTTCCTTGTGTTTTTAAATAGAATAATAGTTCAGGAGTATTTCCGTCTTTTACTTTTTGAATTAAACTGTGTTCAGCAATATCTAAATAATGTTCTCTTATATCTGAGACAACTTCCTTAAGTTCAGGATATTTTTCTATATAATTATAAATTGTTTTTCTTGTGCAACCTAGAGATTTGCAAGCTATTGTTATAAATCCTCCTGCTTTGTTTATAGCGTCTTTGATTTGTTCTAGTGTATATTTGTTTTTATTTGCCATTTTTTAATTGTTTTAAATTATGCGCTAAATACATTAACGCAGGAGTTCCGACAATTAAAGTTATTAAGTTTAAATGAGGCTCTCCGCATATTCCTAATAAATGTTTTATTATTTCCATTTTTTTATTGTGTATAATATTGTATAATATTTATAATTTAATTGCTTTTTTTCTTGCAAAGTTTTCCCAACGTTTAATAATAACGTCGCAACAGTTTTTGTCTAATTCCATTCCATAACATTTTCTCTCTAATTTTTCAGATGCAATTATTGTTGAACCACTACCAAGAAATAAATCCATAACAATATTGTCTTTCAATGAAAAATGCTTTATAAATTTTTGAACAAAATCAACGGGCTTTTGGTGTTTATGAAATATGTCTTCATTTGTTATTGTCCCCCTGTATTTCATTTTTATAATACTAGAAAAACCGTCATGCAAGTTTTGATGTTTAATGGCTTTGTCTTTTTTTTCTTGTGAAATAATAATATGATTCAAATAAGGGTCATTTCCTCTTGGTGACGAAAATGTAAAATCAGCAATAAAAAATCTTAAAAATTCAAGTTGTGATTTTCTTAAATAATCAACAATTCCTTTGTCATCATGCATTATAAATACATGAGCGTCTTTTGTAAACTCATAAATATTTTTATGATAATCTTGTTTTTCTATATTATAGGGAGGGTCTGTAAATACAATATCAGCT